CAGAGGATAATGCCAACAACTGTAGTAGTCTTACCAGTCTGACGAGGCATCTTACATATGACAAATCTGTTATCCATGACTGTATCAACAATATCATCTTGATATGCATACATGTCAAAATTAATTAATCCACGATCAATGTGTATAATCTTAATGTAGTTTCTTACAAAATACTTTGGGTCTTTAGAGCACTTGATATACTCTGCCACCTGCTCCCTGGAAAATTCCATAGGAGAGTTAGCAGCTTTGAGCTTAGGATTACCCTTATAAGAAGTAATGGAAGATTTAGTTTTGATCGCTCTCGATATAGCCATCTTGTTGGTCTCTGAGCATCTTTTGTAATTCGGCTGTAGACCCCACAAACAAGTTGTTTGTTACATTCTGAGGACCCTCTAATTGAGGTGCCTTGGGGTCTTCCTTTTGTAGGACCTTTTTAGTTCTTTGAAGCTCTAGGAGATCTTTGTTTGTTTCTGCCATTGTCTTCATTAAAGCGGCAGCGACTTCATATGCTCTTGGATGCTCACTGCCACTTGCAATTGTCAAAATTCCATCTAGAGCGTTTTGCCCCTTATGGATAAGCTGACGCATATTATCTCTAGCATAATCAAAGTCATCCTGAACTGTTTCATCAGGTAATGTGTCCATAGTAACTTCCTCCTCTTCCTTCACTGCAACTGGAAGTGGTGTCATATCAAGGGCGCTTGAGACGCTTTTCATGGTTTCTTTATGTTTAAGTATCTGGGTCATTGGTTGGATCATCTACTGGAAAATCAGGGTTGGTATTAACCGTAACAATAAAGTCCCAGTTATCATTTGAAGCAATATTGGCTACAGGCACTGATAGTGCTGCATTAGAAGTTGGAGAACCGTTTGCTAGTAGACCAGGTCTGACTGATGTCGTTGTAAAGAATAGTCCAGAACCAAGTGCTACAACAAATGCTGCTCCAGTACCTGACGATGTATTACCGTTGGTTGCATTAGATGGAGCTGTAGAGTTTGCAATTTGTGTCCTAATTGTTGATGTATTTGCAAACTGACCCCCAGTCAAGATTGTTAGCGATGTTATTGATCCTGTTGCATTTGTCGTAATTTGGGCAGTACTATTGCTTGTACCATTTGAGAACGTGACAAGTTGGTTATTAACGTAGCCGCTACCAGCATTGGATATTGTTAACCCAGTAACAGCATTTGGTCCACTATTGGCGGTTTCCATATCGCTTTCAAATCCGTCAAGAACAAATGTTCTCGTATTAGCTACGTTAATAATATCCTTATTTTTAACTGGACCAAACAAGTAGCCTTTCATTGTAAAGTTTAATGTGTGGATAATTGTTCTTCTATTTTCGTAGGAATCTTCATAGGTATCTTCTGTATTAATAGTATTCAATACAACTGGAACATCCATACGAATATCAAGGTCATCCACCAGCTTCATTGTGTTTGTCCACTCTGGTGTGAAGTATGGTAGGATTTGCTCAATTAACTGAGTACCATCTTCTGCATTTAAAACATAGATTGATAAATCAAAATCTATGTTCCATGGAACAGGATTATATACAGATCCATTAACTGTATCGCTAGTACCAGGTCCCTTAATCTGGCCCACGGTTGTAAGCTTTCTAGTTACATCATAATTATAGCCAGCAATCTGAAAGCTCATTCTTGGAAGACTAATGGCATCAGGCTTTGTTAGGTTTGGGTCCTGTTGAATTCTAGATAAGAACTTTGCTCTTGGACCATAGGCAATGGGTACCTTGATACGCTTGATAATTGCACCAGCAGTATTCATTCTCCAAACAACCATATCATTGAACATTGTGCCAAACACAATGACATAGCGTCTAATTGTTTCGTGATAAAATTCGTTGCCAAACATTAGTAGGTATTAGCCTCTGAGAATGGGTTGATTTCAGTAAAGTCAAGAATGTCGTCGCCCTTTGTTTCAAACTCTTCGTTTTGAGCCTGCTTATCAATTGTTGATATATTGAATTGGGTAACAACCTGTGTATTATTAGCCATTGCAAAGCTGAGGTCGTTATATGTGTCGTCAATAATATCGACACCAGTATTAAATGTTTCCTGATTGAATTCAAATAGTTCACAAACAATATCAAATGTTTGTAGGGAACCCATTTGATAAAAGATTGCCTCGTGCTCAACAAATCTAACAACATAACCTTTACTGGTTAGTGGGAAGAAGATCATGTCTCCTTCTTTAGGTCTTGTGCCACCAGTTACCTCGTCGGCAAATGTTCTTCTTGCAACAGTAAATGTAATCCTATCTCTAATTTGTAGACCAAACTTAGATAGGAAGTCCCCCTCGCCCTCAAAGCCTTCAACATTCTTAATATACATTTCAATGGAATATGCATTATTGAAAGAGGCTAGCTCATCTTCCTTGAAGATCTTTTCCTCATTATCAATAGTTCTTGGGCAATACCAAAC